AAAAACCATGTGGGTTCCATATTCCAAAATCTGGAAATTCTAAGCCCAAGCATATCATAATACCCAGACTTAGATACTAAAAATTTGCAGTATCTTCTACCGCTGTTTCTGTGGGAAGAGAAGAAGACATAAGCACTAAACATTCTCTACCCTTTTCGTAGATAGTAGCCGCTGGTACTCCCTTTTCTAATAGCCATTCCATAACAGCGAACCCGTAATCTAGGGGCTTGCCTTGGGATGGTCTATAATGGGGTATACCATCTAGGGAAGCGCAGACACCTAAAGCACCTGCGCATAGTTGCGCGAGTTCTGCCCTATCTAGGCTGCCAGCCCATAAAGCAGTAAACTGCATACATACCCCTAGACTTCTAGGTTTTTTAAACTGTGTATCTTTTAATATCATGTCGGTTCCTTGGGTTTATATTAAGCGTATACAACACCGTTATAACATTCGAAGTTTACTGTAATCTGGTTTGGGTCCCCTTCTGCGAAGGAAGCAGTACAGATACAAGTATCGAAGGTTGCTGTAGTATCTCCGTCGTCGTCTCCTACTGCGTCCCCGTCTACTTCGAATTCTATGTTAATCGCATATTCGTCAGTAGATACTGTGGAATCTGAAGAAACGTTAGCACTGTAAGAACCTGTCTTATTAATAAAGTCCAATACAGAACCTGCAGAAGCCGATGTAAATTGTCTCATGTAAATCGTAAAAGAACCTGTAATAGGTTGGTCGTCACCTTTACGTACACTTCCGATAGTTCCTCTATCTCTTATTACGATACGGTCCGACTTTGTTTGGTCGAAAGAGAAGTTACCTTCTTCATAGGCTACTTCTAGACTTACTGGTGTTGGGGTTGTTCCGTCCTTAAGGGTTATCTTCCCATCACGACGTACTTTGGGTGCTGTTGAATAGGCCATGTTATGCTCCTAGTTTGTTATAGTGTGTAATATTGTAAATTCTAATGTGGTTATCATGTATTCCATGCTGTCGGGTACGTCTCGCGTACTTCTATTGTATCTTATCTGCATATCTTGTACGGGTCCTAGAACCGCGTTTATTATATCCTCTTCTGCATCCATACATAAGTCATAATCTGTAATAATATCTTTGGGCCTAAGACGATAAGCAAAGATAACACGAGCAGTACTGGTAACGTATGTTAGGCCCCTTCTCATTCTTTCGCCTTCGTCGCTGCTGGTTGGCATGTCTACCGTAAAACCTTTATGGGCTATGGTATTCTGGATGCGACGGAAGTAACTTGGGGGAAGCGGTACAAGTTTAAAACCTGCTACTGTCTCTACCTTGGTCTTTATCGCTTGGCGAACTTGGGCGAAAGAAGAAGCCATGTTTACCTCGTTCCATAACGACGTCTATACAGATAAGGGCCAGGACGATTAAGATATATGGTAGGTTGTGCAGCTCTACGTTTATCGCTATCCTCTGGTTTACCTGTGTGGTCTTCATCATAAACAAAATTAATAACATGAAATTCATCTTGATATAGTTTGTAGTGTTCCTGTGCTAGTTCTAAGTAACGTCCGTTACTCTGTCCTAGGCTACTATGGAAATCACGAAATATTAAATATAAAGATAAATGCCTGTGTGCTTCTGCGAAGGCCTCAGGACTAGTAACTAAGTATTCATAGCCAGCCCCAACAGTACGTAATCTTCGTAAGATGGTATACCATGCACTATCTATATATTGTTGGTAACTGGTAATACTGGAAGGACGTAAACTATCAAGGTCTGTATATACCTCTTCTAAATCTGCATCTGATATTACAGGGTAAAGACGTTTTAATACGATGGCTGCCATACGTCGAAACGTAAATACAGCCCCAGATATCGTAACATTATACTCCTGTATGTAACCTTCCCCCAGTGTTAGACTAGTTGCTAGTTGGGCTGGGCTATGCGAATATTGTATAGTCCCATCCCCTAAAATGGTTGTAGTACCATTCTCTACTATATACTGGCCATCTGGTTTTAAGATGGAATACGTAGCAGAACTGGGGGTAATCTGGGAACCATCACGATAAACCTCTAGTAACGTAGTTTGTGCTTTACCACGTTCCAGAAGTTCCGTAACTCGTACGCGTGCAGAATATGGGGTATCAGAAGACATAAGTACTAAGCCTTAATTACTAGTTTCCAGTCCGAACCATCACATGCAAATAAAGAACCTTCCCCAGCAGCAACAGTAGCGATAGTAGCCGCAGCAGCATCTTTTACAGTGTAACTATGGGTTACGTTTTCGTTCTTAATGAAGAAGATAGCCCCGTTACGTTCTGCTGGTAGATTGATATCATAGGCTGCATCTGTATCTAGAATCTGTATCATAGAATCTTTGTATGTAAGAGTTTTAGCAGCTGCTAATGTTTCGATGTTTACACCGTTTTTAAATTCGAAATGTCTAGCGACTTTAAAAGCCTGTGCTGAATTGTAATCTGAAGCCATGCTAACCTCCTGGGTTTATTGTAAAAATTCTGGCTGTTTGTTTATATAAGATTTTTATATGTAAGGATTATACATTATTTTTTATTGTTTGCCTTATTTAAATGGCCACGTAAATTATTTTGTGCTTCTCTAAACGACATATCTTTACCGTTTTTTCTGGAAGCATCCATTATACGTTTAGCCGTTCTGTCGAAAGCCTTTTTATCGTTATCATAACTCATAATGCCCTCCTCTATTTTTTTCTAGGTCCTGTAATGCTAGTTTCATATCTTTATGTAGATCCTGCAATCCGTTTAATTTGGCTGCTATCTCTGGTATATGTTGGTTACGTGTATGTCTTTCTATACGTCGTTGTACGTCCATCATTTGTCTTTGTATAAATGTTTTATGTGGAAGTTGTAATACTCCCTTCTGCATAAGTTCTAATCGCCATGCTGCAAATAGGTCATGTCTATAACTCTTTACAAGTTCGCCCCCGATATTTTCCAAGGTTGTAAACTTGTCTGCCCAGTAACTTCCTCTTCGGGCTGGGTATTTTCTTAAGTAGTCATGCTGGGCTGGGTTTATAATGGTCCAGCCTTTATCTACCAATCTAGTACGGGTTAGTCCGCTGTCTGGGTTATTGCTAAATCCTCGCGTACCGTTTACACCTGGTGTTTCATGATGTACATGTAGTTCTGGAAGCCATACAGGTTTACGTACTGTCTCTGTCTTTTTGCCTGTCTTCTCTTCTGTCTCGAAGTAATATAATTCCCAGTTCTTAGGGTGATGCTTATAGAAGAATCTATTATTACTTCTGGTTGGTAATGTTACTTGCTGTTTAGCGGTTGTTTGCCATGGTTGGGCTATGTCTTCGTAATTCATATGTCGGTATCCTTATTTAAATGTTTAGTCGGTCCCCTAAAGAAAACTGCTAGGGAGACTGGGGAACCGACTAAGCCAGCCCCCCAGCAGAACAAAAGTTTTTATTATGTGGTTGAGTTAATCAAAACGCCTCTGTCGTCGTCGATAACAGCCAATCCAAGATAAGCATGTCCGATGATAGCAGTAAGAGCCTTAGCCCCTTCGCGTTCCATCTCTACAAGTACTTTGCCCATCTGCATAGATTGAGCAGCACCAGGTAAAGAAGCTGGTACACCATCTGCGTAAGCCAAAGCACCTACACCAAACATAGCAGACTTGTAAGCTCCGCCAGCATCGTTTACGTAAGAAGACTTATAAACGTCAACACCCAACAAGTTTCCAACGAATCCTGGACCCTTCGCCATTAACATCTCTTGCGTAGCAGACATGTAAGAAATTGCGTTACCTGTTTCGTTACGTAGAGAGTCCTGAAGTTCTGTAAGTGCTACTGGATGAAGGATAGCAGCGAAAGGAGCCAAAGCACCTTTATTAGAAGCAGCCTTCTCTAGTTGGAAGATAGCAGAAAAGAAGTCATCTACAGACAATTGGGTAGATGCAGAACCTACAGTATTAGTAAAATCGTCGATGGCATCCGCTGTTTTATCTGCGAAAGAAGCTTCGTAAGAACCAGCCATAGACTGAGCAAGTCTAAACGGGTCGATATCAGAACCTCCGAAGCCTGTCATACTTGCCAAGTCTGTCATCTTGTACATAAGAGCCAAACGAGCAACAGCGATGTCTACGTGACTATCTGTAAAGTCTTGTATGCTTGCTGCGTCGCCTTCGTTCGTTGGTGTTTCGAAAAGGTCGAACCCGTCCAAGCCTGCTTTACGTACACGAATAGTATCAGAACCTAATCCGTTAATAGAACCTGCATAGGAAATGTATTGGGAGTTACGAAGGTTTTGTACATCTCGGAGTAAAAGGTTTATCTCCTGAGATATCATAGCTTCGATGCGTAGATCCCCTTCTAGTTTTTGGTGGTTTGCGTCATTCTGACCATAAGAAATAATCTTAGCCATTGTTTTTACCTCATTGGTGAAAAGTGAAATATTATTTATGTGGTTGTCTTGCTATGTTTTCTTCGTTTACTGCTGTTTACTGGTGCGACCATACAAAGATAGATAAATCAAGTCATATTTAAAGTGTTATAACTTGTTTATACCACATTACGAATATTTTTATTTAAACTTTTTGGGGATACTAAACATGCGTCCAGACTTCGATAAACATACAATAGAAAAATGCAAGGAACTTTTAGCGAAGGCCTACGACTTAGAAGACGAACAAATAGACCCAGAAGCAATTATGCGAATGGCTATTTTTATATCTGTAGTCTTTGCACATAACGCAGGACTAGACCCCGATGATTATGTAGATATTATTAAAGATACTTGGGCCAGAATGTATTTGGCTGTCGAAGAGGAACCCACAGAAGACATGGAAGGTATACATACTTGGGTATCTGATAAACCGATAACAGACGAAGACCAGTAAAAAAAAGACCCCTTCCGTAAAGAAGGGGTCATACAT